TTAACGAACCAGCCAGACCAGCATCAGGATAATCGCGACTAACAGTATCCACAGCGCGGGACGCGTTGCCATATTTTGCAACGTGTCCATCATTGGTGGAAAAGGATTAAGCAGCGGTTGCATATCACGCGGATCAATCCCTTTAACCCGCCGTTGATAAAGCTGATTAAGAATATCCTCGGCCTGGGCAGAAGAAAGCGATGATTGCGCAGAAAGGCCATATTTTTGCTGGATATATGCCGATAACGCCGCCAGTTCACTGGCATCTAAAGGTTGTTTTAGCGCCATCTGTAGTGATTCCAGCGTCGGCGTATTTTGCTGGCTTAGCGTCTGACGCGCCTGCAGCCAGGTCACCAGATGGTTAAACAGTTTCGCTGGAATTAACTCGCCATCTTTCACCCCGGAAAGTTCCAGCATCGATTGCCAGATCTGTTTGCTGGGTTCCCCCGTTGCCGCCGCAAGTTTGGTCACCAGCTGTTTAAGCGCATTGTGCTCCGCCGGTAATAAAGGACGGTCGGTCGCCTCGCGCTGCTGCGGTTGCGGAATAACCATCTTCCCTTCCTGCAACAGGGTGAGAATGGTTTTTAATTGCTCCGGTGAGAGCTGATTCAGCGGCGTCTGACCAAAGTTATGACGGATATAATCCGTGACCGCCTGACGATTATTCCCCAGACGTAAATACTCCCCTAATTGCGCTAAAAGCTGGCGGGCAGAATGGCTTTTTTGCGCGGCCAGCAGACGTTGCGCCAGGTTGTGTTCAGCGGCAGGGAAGTGACGCGAAAGCAGCGGTGAATCTCCCGACAGACCAATATCGTGCCTGATACCCGCCCACAGTTCTGCTCTTTGCTGTTGCGTCAGTGAGGTCACTTTCGTCATTAAGCTTTCCAGCGAAGTACGTTGCTGACTGGATAAAGGCTGATTGCCCGCGCCAGACGGCAGGTTATCTCCCTGACCTGGTGGCTGCCCAGGAGGAGGGCCGGAAATAGGTTGTATCATTACGTATCCTTATACCTGAAATCTTCGCAAGTATGCCTGGCCGCGAGATTATGGCACACTTGTCCGGTTAACTCTCGTCTCATACAGGTAACACAAACGTGAAAATCCTTGTTGAGGAAAATAATAGTGGTTTAATCTTTTGATATAAAAGGATTTATATCATCGTATGTCCACGCAATGACCACATTTTCGAGTTACAGATGACAAAACGCCCGTTTTCACGGGCGTTTTGTCATCTGATATTGGGGAGGTATATACTATTTCCAGTTACAAGCATCTTGAAGCGGTTTTAGTGCATTTGACAGGCCGCTTAAATTGAAAGTTGCACTTACAGGGCTTTCATTATAGGGGGTTATTTTTGTGTACATTTTATGTGAGTTGGCAAGTTTTCTTATGAAATCAATATCATTACCTTTATAAAAAACAGCCTTTGTATCTGTAGATATTAGCCAGTTTCTTTCAACTGCTTTCTGTTTATCAAGACGATACAGCATGCTGATTTGTTCAAGGCCTAAATATACATCCCAACTAAGAAATACTTCGGTTTTCTTTTCTCGGCAAGCTATAAACAGAGTGGGAGTAACAGCTTCTCCAAATGGAGTTCTGATATAATCATCACTTTCTAACGATAAAATTATATTTTTCGAATCATCAATTGGCGATGTAGTAATGGACGTGTGCCATTTTCCTGCATCTGTGGCTTTCTCTAATTGTGATTCAGATTGAACAGCTTCATCCTGTGGGAATAGTTTATCGTAGCAGTTTAGTCTGGCTTCTTTATCATTTTCTGCTCGGCATTTAGATATTTCAGAAAGATTTGGTTGCTGAGCCTTTGTTGTTACTAGCTTTTCCGTTTTAGATTTTGAGTTTACAGATGGAGTAAATGTTGGAGAAAAAAAACGATCATAACAAGATAAACGTTTGTCATCATCTTTCTCATCAGGGCATTGATCCCTGCTTTCAAATTTTTCAGCAACTTTCGTTCGAGTCGGTTGTATTGACTTATCGTAACAAGAAAGTCTGTCTTTATTGTTTTCTATCGCTCGGCACTGGAGCACTGCATTGAAATTCTTATGTTCAGTTGCTGCGTGAACAGGCAGTACACTAATTGATATAAATAATGCACCTATAGAAAAAATCATATTTTTCATTTTATTATCCCTTTGGTTTAGTAAGAAATACTAAAATTCCGATAATGATATCGCCAATAACCCATAAGCCTCCAATGACAATTAAACCTAAGCCCGTACCAATAACTGCCCCAGCTTTTTCGGCATCGGATGTGGTATTGTTTATTATTTCATCAGCGCCTCCTGGTCCAACTAAAAGTGTATAGATCATAAAAATATTAAAAAATATAAAAGTCCATTTAATGAGTTTTCCAAAAAATGAACGCTTAAGTTTTTTCAGTTGTTTACCACAAGCAGGGCAACATAATGCTGAATCGTTTACCTCTTTCTGGCATTCAGGACATTTGATTAATGCCATGTAATCCGTCTCCTTTGGAAAACTACAAGCTGAAATTTGTTACAAAACATTTTGATTTTATCAGATTTTTTGTTGTTGATAAGTGCCAATTGATTAACTGGTTTAGAGTGATACATATAGAAAGGTAGAGCAGTGTCAGTGTGTGATGAAATACCTACAGTTTCATGGGATTTTTGCATTTAGAGCTGTGAGATAGGGTAATGTAGTTCAGTTAAGGAATTGAGGTTCGATAGCTCGAACCTCGCGCATAGGCAAGATGACTGAAAGCCTGATTCCTTAATGCACAAAAATGAGTCTCTATTCATAGAAGTGTATTAACTAATCGACATCGCCTGTTGTGTGGATTGCCCCCCCATAAACACGGGCTTTCTGCTTGTTTAGTAGTCACAGTATGTCTAAGCTTTCTCGTTAGCTTCTTCTGAAATGACCTGCACTACAAGCCCGCGCTTCCCATACACCACATGCAGTGCAAACTGACGCATCGGTTTTTCAATCAGCTAACTAAAAGTTTGGCTCACCAAACGATGCGCCCATCTGATGTATGTCCTTTGGCTTGTTTTACTATACTGAAATCTACTATTCCATATGGATAAATTTTATTTACTTTAAACACAAGATTAGCAACTAAATGCATTCTCGATTTAACTGTTTCTGTGCGCAAAGCGATATTTGAGGCCCCTTTTATTTTAGCGCTAGGATAAATGAGACCATCAACATCAGGGTGTTTATCAAGAAGAAGACGGCAAAAAATTCTTGAGTAAATATAATTTACCTCATGGGCATTGATACTATTAAGCAACTCAGCAGAAAGGGCATCCATATACAAATATGATAGCAAAGCACGGATGTCGTCCTTACCAATTCTGCTAATGATGCTGCGAATTTCATTAAACACTTCAATTGAAATTGTATTTACACCGTGATACACATTAAAGACCTCACCGATAGCAAAACATCGCATTCCAGACTCTGAATTTTCCGGCATCTTAAAGTGAGCTATGTGAACATAATCCCCTTCTTTTGCATTAATTTCGGCTAAAGCTGTTCCGATACTATAAGCGCCATAGAAGATAGCTTGTCCATCATCATTCATTCGGCCTATTTTACATTTTTCTGGTGGAGGGGGATATATTTCACTGATGTTATTATATCCGCATTCATTTGGGCACTTTCGCGCTCTAAAAATTGGTCTGTCATAACCGAACTTGAAATTAACACCGCCATATGATTGAAGATACCATCTAAGTAATCTCTCTACTTTCTCTGGCTTTATAGTAGTTAGTAATTCTTTACGAAACAGATCAAGACTATTTAACTCAATTACCTTTAGCTTATTATTCATGACCATCCCTATAATTTTAGAGTTTCGTTATTCACTTTACACTTCATGCTGACCAGTTACCGCCACTGAGTCTACTGCACAGGCTAACAATTTATGGTTATTTTTCAATGTACAAGTACAAAAAATCAAGGCGTTCTAGAACTAGAAGTCGTCAGTTGACCGCGAAAGGTAAGAGGCGGCATTCAGACAATGCGGGGGATACACCGCCAATGTCGAGTAGTTAAGCGCTTTTATGAATAGAGACTCATCTTGGGCATTAAGGAATCAGGCTTTCGGTCATATTGCCTCTGCGCGAGGTTCGGGCTATCGAACCTCAATTCCTTAACTAACTGAACGGCATTGGTGAGATAGGGTGCCTTATCGACCTTACCCTGGCAACCGATTGACGGGGGATTGCTCCCCCGTCGCGGTTTCCTTACTGCTTACACTGTAAGAACGCCGCAAACTCCGCTCCCCAGAAGCTCATCCGTATTTCGCACAGCGAACCGTGCAGCATCCAGATGATGAGGATTGCCGTCACGCAGAACGTGATGGCCGTAAGCGATTTTTGCGACATAGCGCTTGCTCCTTTTTCAGGGAGGCGCTAACCTATCACTTGCTAAGGTTAGACGGTTAGGGCCTCGGTTAAACAGAAATGTTTTCCGGGGCCTTTCCACATCTGGCCTTCGGGTATTCCCTCCGACCATCAGCCGAAAGGCACCCGCGCGTAATCTATCGCTTTTTTGTTACTCCGGCAATTCTGCCTGTTAATTCTGAGATAAAGGCAAACTCATCTGATTGTTTCCCCTGTGTGAAGCTGGCAACTCATGCCACGGGATACCTTCTGAAGAGTGAACGCCGGGGGCGTGTTTCGATGTGAATTTATGGAAAGCTTCCAGTGTTGAGAAACTTATGCCGCATTCCAGGTTGTTACACTGGTAATATTTTTTCCGTACGGTGTTTGAATCATTTTCCGAACGACTGGTGCGGATACGGGCAGATGCGCCACAAAGCGGACAACGGAACATAGCGACCTCCCTTAACGTGGTGCTGCTGCTATTCTAAGTTGCTCACTCTGTTTCTGCTATCCATTCCGGGATTTTTGCTTCAAGATCAAGCTGCGTGGTAAAGCCACTGTTATCAATGGTGTGCTCGGCTTTCGCAATAATCCAGTCCTGATTATCAATCTCGCTTTTAAATCCTGTTACCGTGCCATGCATTTCGGGGTAGAGTTCTGCGCGTCCACGAGCCAGTGTGATGGAGAATGATGCGGCTCCGCGTTGTAGCTGCTGCCACTTTGCCGCCGCTGCGCGTCTTGCTGCCAGCTCGTTCTGATAAGTCTTGCGTAACACAAACACATTGCCATCCGCGCCTTCCATATAGTCACCTTCACGGCTGCTGCTTTTCTCCTTTTTGGGTTTTGGCGGTTTACGGCGTTTCACGCTGACTTTTTTCTTTTTCCCGTAATTAAGATCAAGCCAGTAGGCGCGTACCCCCGTATACGCCTCGCGGTCAGCAATACGGAATTGATGGCGATCGCCGCTGCTGCGTGTAATGGCGAACGAGGGCAACGGCTGGCCCTGTGCGTTCACGCCACCACCTGGCATGATGAATAACAGATTACCGCTTTTTACCGTGGTGATTGCGCCCAGCATTTCCGCCATGCGCGTAAGGAAAGACATGTCGCTTTCTTCGGTCTGGTCGGCGTGGTCGATTTCGATATCCATCAGCATTTCGCTGATTTGCGGTTTCAGGCCGTACCGATGAGCGATGGCGGATACCACGCGCTCAACGGTCACATCATGCCAGGATACTTCACGTTTAACGTTAAATTCATCCCGAAAATCTGCGCTTCTGGCTGAAACAGTCAGCCTGTCCGGCGGTCCTTCGTGAGCGATTTCATCAACAATGTAAGTGCCTTTTTCTGTCAGCGGTTCTCCTTTCCAGCCAATGAGAACCGTCAGGCGCGCGCCCCGTGGCGGTAGCTGCAACTGACCATCCGCATCATCCAGCGTGATGGTGAGCTGGTCCGCCTCAAATCCCCGGTTGTCGGTCAGTGACAGGCTCATCAGGCGCTCTGCCACGCCTGACAGCGTTTTACCCTCCGCAAGAATATCAAAATCCGGCATTTTCACGGGGTCTGTGCCCTGACTGAGCAATTGCATGGTGGTGTCGGTCATCTGTTCCCTCCCTGTGCGGCATGGTCGCATGTGCGTGCGGAGGGGGTTACTGCTTTTTGTTGTCGCCGGGTCGGGAGAACGGCGCAGGGGTGAGATTACGCGCGTGGTGGGTGATGATTGTTGCCGAATCATTTAACGGATACAAGGGGCTGAAGCTATGAGTGAAACTCGTTTTCATGGTGCCCGTGTTACGGAAAATACCGACCTGGTAACAGCGATTAACGATGTTGATTCCAGCGTTATCGGTATCGTGGCAACGGCGGATGATGCGGACGCGAAGCTGTTCCCGCTGAACAAGCCCACACTGCTGACCCGCGTCAATGACGTGCTGGGAAAATGCGGGACAACGGGGACGCTTTATCGTGCGCTTAAGGCCATTGCAGACCAGGTGAGCACAAAGGTGATCGTCGTTCGCGTGGCTGAACACAAAGAAGAAGACGGAAAGACGCAGGATCAACTGGTTATCGGTGGTTCTGAGGATGACGGCAGCTATACGGGGATGTATGCGCTGCTTGTTGCAGAGCAGGATGAAAGCATCGGATACCGTCCGCGTATTCTGGCCGCGCCGGAGCTGGACACGGAGGCTGTAACAAAATCCCTGTGCGTGATTGCAGGTAAACTGCGCGCGTTTGTGTATGCCTCATGTTACGGCTGTAACACGATGGCTGAGGCGATTACCTACCGCCAGAAATTCAACGAACGTGAGGTGATGCTCTTATGGCCGGACTTCATCGCCTACAACCCGAAAAGTGGCAAAAACGAAACGTTCCCCGCGCCTGCCTATGCGTGCGGCCTTCGTGCGTACATTGACCATGAGCAGGGATGGCACAAATCATTGTCCAACGTTCCGGTTAAAAATGTGCTGGGGATGTCGAGGCATGTGTTCTGGTCGTTGCAGGCCGAAGACAGCGATGCCAACAGCCTCAACAACAAAGAAATCACGACCATTATTCGTCGCAACGGGTTCCGCTTCTGGGGCAACCGCACACCGGAAACGAACGCCTACATCTTTGAGGTGTATACCCGAACCGCACAGGTGCTGGCTGATTCAATTGCGGAAGCGCAGTTTGAAACCATCGACAGTCCACTGACGCCTGCGAACGTGAAGGATGTTATCAGTGCCATCAGGGCAAAACTGGATTCGCTGGTTACTGCCGGGAAACTGATTGGTGCGGAGTGCTGGTATGACGTGGTGGATAACGGCACCACGAATTTACGTCAGGGACGTGTGCGTATTCGCTACAAATATACGCCTGTTCCCCCGCTGGAAGACATGGAGCTTTACCAGACGTTTACTGATGAATTCTTTGGTCCCGCATTTGCGGTGCTGGGAGGTGCCTGATGGCTGTACCAAAACATCTTCGCTTTTTTACGTTGTTTGTGGATGGTGAAAACGAAGTGGGTAAAGTGACATCCGTCACGCCGCCCAAACTGACGCGCAAAACCGACAGCTATCGTGGTGGTGGCATGATGGGGGCGGTAAGTATTGATCTCGGTCTGGACGACTCCGCGCTTGATGCGAGTTTTGTCATGGGGGGAGCTGTTCGTGCGCTGTTCCTTAAATATGGCGGTACGATTGACGGCACGCTGCTGCGTTTTGCGGGTGAATACTACACCGATGCAGAAAGCGATCTGTATGAAATCGAGATGCGCGGGCGTGTGACGGAAATTGATATGGGGGAAGCCAAACAGGGCGAAGCCACATCACACACTTACGCTGTCAAAAACACCTACTACAAGCTGAGCGTTAACGATCGCCCGCTGTGGGAAATCGACCTGTTGAACCACATCTACCGGAAGGACGGCAAGGACATTGTGCCTGACCGTATCCGTTCCGCGCTTGGGCTTGGCTGATAAGTAATATGCAGGCGGTGCATTGCGTCGCCTCTGACTGAAAAGGAGACAACTGATGAAAGACATCGATACTGAAACCCGGAATAACACCGTGGCGGATGATGTGACGGCAGGTGAGGATATGGCTGTCGAACGTGGCGTAAAACTGACCCGACCAATTGAGCGTGGTGGCGAAAAAATCACGTATGTGGAGATCACCGGGGCTATTGAGCAGGCTGGATCCCTGCGTGGTCTGTCGCTGTCTGATGTGCTGAATCTGAAAGCGGATACCATGTTTACACTGTTGCCTCGCGTGACCTCGCCACGACTGGATGAAGTGATGATTAAAAAAATGTCGTCACGCGATTTTATTCAGTTGTGCGCTGTGGCTGTAAATTTTATGAGCGAGCCAGACTCTGGCGCGAAGAGCGTGCAGGAGACGGCAGCGTAATCACCCTGGTGTGCTTTGAGCACATCGAAGATCTGGTGGCGGATATTGCCGCCATTTTTAACTGGTCGCCCGCCGAAATCTTTATGATGACGCCCGGCGAAGTGGTTAGCTGGCGCGAGCGGGCGGCACTTCGCAGCGGGAATGCAGACAATGAAGACTCTTGATATCCGGGTCGCTTTCAGCGCCGTTGACAGGCTGACCCGGCCTGCCGAAAACGCCCGCCGCCTGATGGGGCAGTTTGGTGACTCCATCCAGCGAACGCAGGGGGCGATCAAAAATCTCGAGCGTCAGGCGCGTTCATTTGAGCGCGCCCGTGACGCTGTCAGTAAAGCGGATGCTGGCATCGTGAAAGCACGACGCCAGCTTAACGCCCTTAATCAGTTACAACGCACGGGTACAGTGCTCAGCGAAAAACAACAAAAGCTGATGCAGCAGTTAAGCACCCGGCTTGAACGCCTGAATGAATCGCGCACACGGGAAATTCAGAAAATGCGGGAGCTTGGCGGAGAGCTGAAACGCCACGGCATTTCCCTGACAGGCAGCGATAACACCATCCAGCAGGCCATCAGACGCACCGAACAGTACAACAACCAGCTTGAACGCGAACGGCAGGCGCTTGCGCGTGTAACGCGGGCGCGTGAGCGGTATTCGCGCGCGCAGGAAACAGCGGGAAAACTGAAAACAGGTGGTGCGCTGGCAATTGGTGCGGCAGCGGCGGGCGGCTATGCTGCCGGGCGTTTTTTGCAGCCTGCGATCGGGTTCGGCAAAGAGATGTCCCGCGTTCAGGCACTGACGCGAATCGACCAGAACAGCCCGCAGTTTAAGGCGCTGCGTGAGCAGGCGTTAAAACTTGGCTCTGAAACGCAGTTCACCGCAGGCGATGCCGCCAGTGGACAGGCATTTCTTGCAATGGCTGGCTTCACTCCGCAGGCCATTCAGGCTGCGCTTCCCGGCGTGCTGAGCATGGCAACGGCTGGCGGTATGGATCTCGGCGAGACGGCAGATATTGGCTCAAATATCCTGACGCAGTTCGGCCTTTCTGCTGACCAGATGGACCGGGTCGGTGACACACTCACCGCAGCGTTTACCCGTACCAACACTGACCTTCGCGCACTGGGCGAAACCATGAAATATGCAGGTCCGGTGGCGGGGAAGCTGGGAATATCGCTGGAGCAGGCCGCAGCGATGGCTGGCGTGCTGGCGAATATGGGCATCAGAGGGAGTGATGCCGGGACGGCAATGCGTGCCAGCCTGGCTCGTCTGGCATCACCGCCAAAGGCGGCGGCAGAAGCTCTGAAAGAGCTGGGCGTGTCCGTCTCGGATGCCGGGGGCAAAATGCGCCCGATGGAGGATGTGCTGGCCGACCTTTATAAAGCCACCCGCAAATACGGGGAAGTTGACCGGGTATCGTTCTTTAAGGACATTGCCGGAGAAGAGGCTTTCACATCGTTTATGGCGCTCGTTGATGCAGCGGGTGACGGTTCCTTACCCAAACTGAGAAAAGAACTTGAAGGCGCGCGCGGTGAGGCTGAACGCACAGCAAAGGTTATGGCCAACAACCTTGACGGCGATCTGAAATCACTCGGCAGTGCATGGGAAGGGTTGCGCATCCGCATTGCAGATCTGATTGACGGTCCGCTGCGTTCTGTCACGCAGTGGCTCACGCGGGTGGTATCAAGGGTGACGGCGCTGGCGCAGGCCCATCCGGCACTGACGCGCCAGCTACTGATAGCAGGCGGTGCGTTGCTGGCAATGACTGCAACGGTTGGCTCGTTGTCGCTGGCTATTGGTGTGCTTGCTGGTCCGCTGGCAAAACTGCGTCTTGGTTTTTCTCTCCTGACCGGATCAATGAATGCTGTCAGGGTCCTGCCAGCACTATGGGGAATGGTGACGGGGTCCGTTTCTTTGCTGGGAGGCGCTATCGGGGCGTTGTTCAGTCCGGTTGGTCTTATCGTGGCTGCGCTTGCCGGAGCTGCCGTTCTTATCTGGAAATACTGGGATCCCATCAGGGCATTTTTTGCCGGGGTGTTCAGCGGGATTATGGAAAGGCTGACCCCGTTGCGCGAAACCTTTGAACGGTTTGGTCCTGTTTTTGACGCAATCGGGAGCGGGATCAGCCAGGTGTTTAACTGGTTTAAATCGCTGCTGTCACCGATGGAGTCCAGCAAGGAAACGCTGGATAAATGTACCAGTGCTGGCGAGATATTCGGTAACGTTCTTGGCGGTGCGTTACAGCTTGTTCTGACACCTGCAAAAATGCTGCTGGATACGCTGGCGTGGATACTTGAAAAACTTGGCGTCCTTCCGGATGAAGCGGAAAGGGCGCGCAAGAAAATCGAAGACGCACAGCGTGCGGCCATTCTTCAGGACAAGGTTGCCTTGCTTCAGGGGGACCTGGCGAAAATCAATCCGCCGAAGCCTGTGGAAAATGGCAATGGTACCGGAGGTGATAACCCCAAAGACAATAAACCGCTCACAGACAGCAATACCGGTACGCTGCGCAGACTCAGCAAAATTGCTGATAACACAGGTAAGCTGGTTGATGAGACGAAAAAACGCATTGGCCCCGGCGATATTGTCTTTAAGAACCTGCCCCGCGCACTTGCCGTTCGTGGGGAGTGGCAGGAGCGGAAGATTGCGCAGGTCAGTAAGCCCCCCGCAATTAATATCACACCCGTGGTCCCGGCTCCGCTGCCTCCGGCGCTGGTCCCTGTTGTTGCGGCCAGCTCCCGCCCGGTGGCGGAGGCCATACGATCTCCAGTGGCATCAGTTCCTGTAACTTCCCGTAACCGGGAGCCTGTTGCCTCCGGATTTGGCGGTGAAATTCATGTTCATCTGCATAACGTTGTTACGCAGAATCCCCGCGAACTGGCGAAACTGGTCGGTGAAATGGTCAGGGCAGAAATGGAACGGCGCGCCCGTGCCGGGCGTGGCAGTTTTTACGATAAAGATTGAGGAGTCATGGCCATGATGATGATCTACGGCATGTTTGTTTTTGAGCTGCGCACGTTGCCGCATCAGCAGTTACAGCAAAACAAAAGCTGGCGGCATGTGAAAAATGAACGCGTTAACCGTTCAGCAAGCTGGCAGTATATCGGTGCAGGTGATGATCGCATCGTTCTTTCTGGTGTGCTTTATCCTGAAATTACAGGTGGCGAAGTGTCGCTGTCGCTGCTGACCACGCAGGCGTATACAGGACGACCCTGGCCTCTGATTGATGGCGTCGGGCAGATTTACGGCATGTATGTCCTGACCGGAACGAATACGACCCGTTCCGAGTTTGATCGCTACGGTAAGGCGAAAAAGATAGAATTTTCACTGACTCTTGAACGCTGTGATGAGGATTTGCGGGAGCGCCTGCAATCCTCATCGTTCAGCGATATGTTGTCCGGCTTCAAAGATAAGGTGACATCATCCCTTAATAGTGCGGCCAGCTCAGTTAAGGGGCTGCTCTGATTTAACGTATGTCGCCAATTTCCTGATGAAGGTGACTGGCGACTTGTTGTTGTATGTCCTTCTCAGAAAATTGTTTTTGAATAACAAATAACAGGATTTTATAATCTCTTAACCTTATAACATGTGTGGTCTGAAATAATAATTAAGGAGATTTTCGTGCTGTCTTACTTAATGGCAATTCACTTTGTTTTATTTGGGAACTCTACTAATTTAAAAAACTTCTGGAAACATGAAGTAATTCGGCGGAAACGTATGGATATCTGGAGGCTTTTAAGAGAGAAAAAGCAGCGTAACCGGAATTTCCTTTTCTGGTGGCGGTTGGCTAACGAAATGTATATTAATGGTAATAAATCACATAAGAAAGCAGCCAAAAAGTTAAACAGTAAAATAATTAACAAATTTGGTTGTGAAATAGGATTGGGAGCAAATATTGGAAAAGGGTTAACAATTCCCCATCATGCTGGAATTGTTGTTCATTTTGCTGTTGATGCGGGTGAAAATCTGGTATTACGACAGAATACTACCATTGGACAGATAGATGGTGACATGCCTGGTTCAAGAGTGAAAATTGGTAGTAACGTTGATATCGGAGCTAATTGTTGCATCATTGGATTATCACGTAAAATTGGGGATAATGTAAAAATAGGTGCAATGTCTTTTATAAATAAAGATATACCATCAAACTGCACATATATAACTAAAAAGAGTGGTGTTGTATTGTATAAATAGAGTACATAAAGCCATCGATATTTCTGTCGATGGCTTTTTCTTTTTATTGTGGGGCGACTGGCCACTCAACATCCGCTGCTACTGTTGTATCAACACGATTCAACAATACCCGATATGTCTTCCATGCAGCCAGTAACGATGCCTCTTCCTCCGTCGCAATATCCAAATCTACGGCATCCTGAAGTGGCGCAATATGCTCACTGGCTACCTGCATCAGGCTGTTTTTTGTTTCTTCCGCCTCCCGGATCCGGAACAGTTTTTCTGCTTCTGCATCTTTCACCCAGGCTGTGCCGTTCCACTTCTGACACTCTCCATCCGGCGACAACCAGGTAACATTTTCCGGTAACGGACCGAGTTCAGAAATAAATAACGCGTCCCCTGATGCCACGTCATAAACAGTTTTACCCCGATGGTCTTCAACGAGATGCCACGATGCCTCATCACTGTTGAAAACAGCCACGAAGCCAGCCGGAATATCTGGTGGTGCAATATCGGTACTGTTTGCAGGCAGACCTGTATGAGGTGGAATGTATGCATCACCTTCCCCAATAAATTCATTAGTTCCGGCCAGCAGGTTATAAATTTTTATGGTCCGTGATTGTTCACTCATTCTGAAATCCATGTTCACCTCTACTTAATATCAGAGACAGAATATTGTTTATTGAGCGTATGGGTAGGAGTACCAATAACGATGCCACTTCCGTGGCTATGTGCGCCAGATGTGACATTACCTACGGGATTTTCTGGATTAATCCGGTGTATATGCGAACCAGGGCGAAAACGGTTATTAGCCTGATGTTGTATCAGTACATCATCAGCCTGATGTTCAGGGTTAATACAGACTTGCCCGGAACGAGAGCAACACGTCCGATAATCGCCGCATCCAATATATTTAGTATCCGCATAACGGCAAACGGAATTACCCGGACAGTATGCATATGTGCCAAATACTGCCGACTGGCGAGATTGTGCGTATTCCCAGTTAATTGATTCTGTTTTTTTATTAAAGTTATCCCAGGCCTGCTTCATCTGTCGGGCAACACTTTCAAACGGCACCTGACCACATCCGGCCCCCATTGCAGGGAATACCACTGTTTTTATTTTCATGTCTGTCGTTGCGTTTTTATTGTGCTGAAAGATGGCAAGCAGAGCGGCCCAGGTTGCGTTATATACAGCGTCTGTTCCGTCAATTGTCAACGGAACACGCATTGTTGGCGCATGTACCAGCCAGGGGTGATGATTATGCCCCGTTTCAATGACAAATGCAGAACCTACAGGCTGTTCACCGAGATATTCACGAAGAATATGATTCTGAACGCGGGACTGTAACTGAGTACCGAAGAATGCGGTAATGGCGGCATCAACGCCACCATCCATCAGGCCGAAACTATTTGCCGCACTTACCATGCAGTCAAATTCTCTGATTGTTTCAAATGGCTTTCCGACAATATTCACACTATCTGCATTTGCAAATACCTGCTTAAATGCTTCAGCCATTTCTGTTACTGGTGCAGAAAGAATGAGCGTAATCATGCAAGCCTCACAATATAGTTAAATGCGATGTTTTTTACGGTGTTTTCTGCGTTACCCGTAGCGTTAACGGTGATGGTATGCCCGTGTGAACCTATCGCAACGGAGTGTGTGTGTGCGCCAATTCCTACCGTATGAGTGTGTGCGCCAATATTTACTGTGTGAGAGTGCCCCCCTGCGTTACTTGTTTTTCCAGTGCCAAGCCCTGAGTTATAACCAGCCGAAACACCATTACCAGCGCCAGTGTTGCCAACAGGAATATTGTGTGAATGATCCCCGGCGCTATTCGTGGTTTTAGTGCCATGGTTAAATGAACTGGACGTCTTGGTGCCGTAGTCAAATGATGATGTGGTTTTTGTCCCCAAGTCCGTACTGGACGCGCTGGCACTGTGGGAGTGTGATTTAATGCCGTCCTGTTCCTGAGATAATACGGCCCGACCACTGGCGGGTTTGCCCTTAATCGTCCAGCCACGCAT